GTGCCCGGCAAACTGACCTTTTCTGTCCTGAAAGAGGGAGCGCTGAATTTTCAAGAGGGCAATCCGGTCCGGGCGGAACTGGACGGCGCCGCTTTTTTTTATGGTTTTGTGTTTACCAAAAAGCGCAGCAAGGGCAAGCTGATCCAGGTGACCGCCTATGACCAGTTACGCTATCTAAAAAATAAGGACACTTACGTGTACAAGAATAAGACGGCAGCGGAGCTGTTGCAGATGATCGCCGGGGACTTTCATCTAAAGTGCGGTACAGTTGAGGATACCGGGCATAAGATCCCGAAGCGCATTGAGGACGAGAAAACATTGTTTGATATCACCCAGTATGCGTTAGATGAGACGTTAAAAGTAAAGCGGCGGCTTTATGTTTTGTATGATAATGTGGGCAAGCTCTGCTTGCAGGATATCGAAAGTATGAAGGTCGATCATCTGATCCACGCTGATGTGGCGGAGGATTTTGAATACACCTCCAGCATTGATGAAAGCACCTACAACAAAGTGAAACTGCTCTATGAGGATGAGGAGGCCGGAAAGCGGGAGATCTATATCGCGCAGGACGGCAGCAAGATCAATGACTGGGGCGTGCTGCAGTATCTGGAAACGGTGACGGACAAAGCGGGTGCGGCCAGCAAGGCAGACGCTCTGCTCAAATTGTATGACCGTAAGACGAGACATCTGAAGGTGACGGGCTGCTTTGGAGATATCCGGCTGCATGCCGGGGTGTCGGTTCCGGTGACGCTGTCCCTGGGAGATATCGTGGCCAACACCTATATGATTTGTGAAACGGTCAAGCATCAGTTCACAAACGACGTACATACCATGGACATTACTTTGATCGGAGGCGATTTTATTGCCTAATGCAATCCCAAAAGATCTACTTTCGATCATCAAACAGATTTCTGTAAATGCAATCATGGAGGGCAAGCCGGTGGATATCCAATATGGCACTGTGGAAAGCGCGGAACCGCTGGTCATCCGGACAAATCAAAAGCTACTTTTAGAGGCAGAGGATTTAGTGCTATCCAATATGGTGCAGGACCATACTGTGGATATGACGGTGAGCCACCAGACGGAAGAAATAGAGCTGATCGAAAACCGATCCACGGACTATAAGAAACATCGGCATGAATATAAGGGCAGAAAGAAGATCACCCTGCACTATGGACTAAAGGCAGGGGAAAAGGTGCTGCTTTTAAGGGAACAGGGCGGTCAGAAGTTTTTTATCGTGGACAGGGTGTCTGAACTGAGCGCGGAGGGAGAGTGGTTATAGTGCTGCCAGCAGAAGACATGGAACTAATAGAGGATTTTAAGATCGTCACCCAACCGGGGCGCACCTGGCAGTTGGATTTAACGCAAAATCGTATGCCGCCCAATATGGTGGATGGTTTAGAGGCGGTAGAACAGGCAGTTTATAAAATACTCCTGACAGAGCGCTACCAATACCCAATTTACAGTTGGAATTATGGAATCGAACTATTTGACTTATTTGGCAAGCCCATGAGCTATGTACGGCCAGAGGTAGAGCGCAGGATCAAAGAGGCGCTGCTGCAGGATGACCGCATCACGGCGGTGGACAACTTCCAATTTGAAAGCGATGATAAAAACAGTCTGCTAGTGACCTTTATCGTACATACGATTTATGGGGAACTGGAAGCAGGAAAGGCGGTGAGGGTATGAGTGTGCCAAGCTACGAAAGCATCTTGCAAGCTGCTTTAAATAGGGTTTCCGACAACTTGGATAAGCGGGAGGGTTCGGTGATCTATGACGCCATTGCGGCAGCTGCCTTTGTGCTGCATGAGCAATATATAGAGTTGGAGCGCAAATTGCTGGAGGGGTTTGCCGGGACCTGCAGCCGGAAGTATCTGATCCTACGGGCACAGGAGGTGGGCATGAATCCGCCATATCAAGCCCGCGCTAGTGTAGTGGAAGCAGTTATGACACCTGCCAGCGTAGAAATACCTGTCGGCACAAGATTTAACTGTGATAAGCTCAACTTTTTTGTGCTGGAAGAAAAAGAGGCTGGCGTGTACTTGTTGCAATGCGAGACTACAGGACCGGAGAGCAATCTGTCCTCTGGAACATTACTGCCAATTGACTATGTAGAAGGATTACAGAGCGCAGCAATTCGCAAAATTGCGATTTATGGAGAAGAGGAACAGGATACAGAGGAGTATAGAGACAGTTATTTTGTTTATGTAAAAGGTGATGCCCGCGATGGAAATGTGAAGCAGTATGAATTGTGGACAACCGCCTATCCCGGTATTGGACATTTTAAGGTGCTGCCACTTTGGAACGGTCGGAACACGGTAAAAGTATCGATCCTGGATAAAGACAATAATCCGGCCAGCGATGCACTGATCAAGGAATATCAGACCTATTTAGATCCAGAAAGCAAGGGGATGGGCAATGGGATTGCGCCCATCGGAGCCATCGTGACCGTATCTACGGCAACAGAAAAGAAGATAGATTTGTCAGGCCGGCTCACCTTGACGGCGGGGTACACAGATCCAGAAGGGTTGGATCAACTGATCAAGGAGTATCTGCACAGTATGGCTTACACGAAAAGCACGATTTCCTACATGGCCATGGGTGCATTGATCTTGAGTTGTCCGGCAATAGATAGTTTGTCTGATTTGCGATTAAATGGTGAGATGCGAGATATAACGCTTGCCACGGAGGAGATTGCAGTCTATGGAGAGGGCGATTGGGTGATAACATGAGGGAGTTAATAAAAGAGCTGCCGCCTTATTGGTGGGAAATTCCGGAGATGGTGTCCATACAAAATGCGCTGCAGTCAGAATTGATAGAACTAGAGAGCGGATTTGACAGAATTATTTGGGATACGTTTATAGATACCGCATCCGAGGAACGCATCAGCCAATGGGAAAAGAGGCTGTCTATTGTACCGATGGGGAGCTTGGAGCAGCGCAGGCTTTATTTAAAGTCTGTGATCCGTGGCTTTGGAAAGCTCAATGAGGAAAAAATACGGTCCATTGTAAATGCGCTGACAGGAGGGGACGCCATAGCGACCTTCGAGGACGGTGTGATCATCGTAAAAGTGTTGCCGCCTAATAACGGATCAGTTTTTTTATTTCCTGATGTAGAGCGCTCTTTAGAGCCCAGAAAGCCCGCCCATTTAGGATTGCGGGTGGTACGCTACTATTCGACATGGGGGGTCATAGCAAACCGCTTTGAAACATGGGGAGATGTGAAAGATTTCTTTGAGGATTGGGCGGGCGTAAAAAACTATATAGAAGGGTGAGGTGAAGCTGATGCTGCGCACAGAGCATTTAGGATTAAAGAAACCGGAGCTGCCGGATTCCCCGCCGGATATCACAGAACTTGATGAAAACTGGGAAATCATTGAGGATGAATTTTGGCGGGCAGAGAAGAGCCGTGCGGTACTGCAGGAACAGATTATAAAAAACCAGCGTGCGCTTCGGACATTAGGCCGGGAAGAGGGCGTGATCACGCTGACCAACAGCAAAAGATATCCCTTTAATAATTCAGCGAAAACGATTGCACTCACAGCGGTGCGGGAGAAAAAAGAATACCAGGTGTATGCGGAAGTTTTGTCGGCGTCAGGCGGCTTTGTTGGGGATGTGGAGGTAACGGATAAACAGACCAATGGCTTTAAGTTGTCATACACCGGCAGCGCGGCCAGCGTGCAGTTGAGGTATGTAGTGGAAGGAGGTTACTACGAATAATGGCGCACATCATACTAAAGAGTGAGCGAACCAAGCAGCAAGAGCAGAATATTATGAGGCAGTTCGGCGGTAATCGGGCATCGGCAGAGCACAGGGAATTTGCCGAATGTATCAACGCCCGCACAGATGAGGCCGTGAGAGCCATGCGGAAGGAGGGCACGAAAATATGGAGGTAATTGAAAAAACAGAGGGCACAAAAATTGATTATGAAGTCACAAAGAAATCAATCATTTTTGGAGATGACGATCTGACCATCAATCTGAAAAACAGGGAAATGGATAGCCAGGTTTTGATCGATGTGTGTGCTGACAATAATGGCTTTTTGGTCATTGGCGCGGCTACCGGACGGCGTTATGTGGCTCAGATTGAGATCCCGGCCAGAAGCTATATAGAGCGGCAGGTGGGGATAAGTGCAGAGGGATTTCCGCAGATGGAGAAGGTAGCGGAACCTTTTGAAATCGATAACTGCAGGCTGTATCTGTGGGGATTGGAGGAATAGGGATGCCAAATTTTGATGATTTTAAGTTTGCGGTGGAAGCCTTTTCTGGCGGCAAGCGCACAGTGTTGTTTGATGATGTTGGCTTTCCGTCGGTGATGAACGTGATCCCGATGATGCGGTACAGCGAATTGGGCTTGACAGGAAATGCGGTGCATCCGGCTTTTATCGTCAACAATGTGCAAATTTCAGAATTTTTTTACAGTACTTTTTTGAACATCATTGAAAACAACCGGGCGTATAGCTTGCCGAACCAAGACCCA